GCCGTCAGTAATTGTGATGGTCGCATCTTTCAAAGACCTTTGTCCCATGTTACTCCTTATTAACTATCATTTTGTAATGGCCCTCAATCGAAGTTTGTAACAGATTTAAGGCCGGATCTATCTGTCCCATATTAGCTATGGCTATCTTATCACTATTATCGTCTAATGGCTTAAGCCGAAAAACTTCCAATCTTGACTCATCGTCCTCTGATGAATCTTCGCCATATTTGCAAATCCAGAAGTCCTCAAATATATTTGCTACCTTACCCACTGTAACCATGTGCCGAAGAAAACCGGCAGTATTCTTTTGGGTGGCTACCAATATATTTATTTCGGATTCAACAATCAAACAATCATGTGATGTTTCTTTAATAGTAGGACCATCTATTCTTATTTCTATCCAGTCACTTCTGTCAGTTAAATTCCTCACCGTACCCTCGACGTAAACATCGTGTCCAGTAAGACCATCAGTAAAGTGTTTGGCACTAGATAAAAATATCCATTTAGGTAAATTCAATTTAAGACTCATTGCTCTGGCCCTCCACTTTAACTACTACCAAATACTTCGCATTACTTTCTTCAAAGTCGCAAAGTTCTTTGATGCAGTAATCATGACCCCCAAAGTTAAGTCTTGAATCCATATCAAGAACAAACGTCCTTAAATCATCTTCATCTATAATGATGTCCCTTTGATTTACATCATAGAAACCACCGTAAGTGAAGTTTTTATTTGCTGCTAAATACCCAATGTCATAGGCAAACTTTCTCGTAGTTCTACTTGGTAGGACTATTACACGCTTCACTGTTAATGAAGCTATGGAATTGCCACTAACACTACCAGATGACCAGTTAATAGTTCCAGGTGTCAGATTCTTCAAAGTGACAGTTTGCCCATATTTATTTTTCAAGTGGCGAATTACTGATTTGATGAATCTGTATTTCTTCATTTGCCCTTACACTTTTCTATAGCTTTTAGGACTTCACCTATTGCTCTAGTATTTTCTGAAATTAAGACATTTGATTTAACAACCAAATCTTTTAAGATCCCGCGCATCTCAGCTTCGAGTTCTGACATCCTATCGTACATCTTGGAGATTACACTACCTAGACTTTTCTCTCGTTGCCAATCTCGCCAAATAAAGAACACAAGTAGGGCCGCTGGCAGACCATATGACTTCACTAACTCTAAGAACCATGCTTCCATCTGCAGTCTCCCAAGAAAGTAAGGGCCTCCTTTCAGAGGCCCGTTTGTATTAACCTAAGAGAACAGCACCCAAATTAACGTCAAGAACTTTAATACCGCAAAGCATGTCAACAGTAACAAGGTGTCCCTGTTTAGTGCCGTTATAAGTAATAGTGACTCGAACTCCAACGCCATTGCTGTCAACAACTGCACTCAAGGCACCTGTACCCTGTTTCGGTGTTGCCAGAGGTCTTGTAACCAAGGCTATTGCATTTCTGTGGAAAGCAAATCCATAGTTACCTGTCGGGTACATCGAGATAACACCATCATCAAGGACAGCGGCATCCAAAGGCCTATCAAGCAAGATAGTACAAGTTGAATCCGCAAGTGTCGCGTCCACAACATCTATAATCGTATATACGTAACCTTCAATATACACGAACTGACCAACTACCGGAGGCTTGCTAGAAGTATAACCATCAATAGTCATATACTTAGCCCAACCTGCGGCATAACCTGTCGTAACGGTTTCTGCTCTTGAATCAATGTGCGAGTGGATATACACTTTAACAGCAGCACCACTATCACATGCATCACGTAATGCAGGTGTAACTGTAATAGTGTCAGTGGCAGCCGTTACATCACTTACGGCTGTAACTCTGTGCGGGATCATGTCACCTGCAACTGTTACCATATCCCCAACTTCAATACCTGTAGCACTAGCTACTGACAGTACTGTCTGGCCTGCAGCTTCTGCTGCATTAAGAGTCGTGGCCGTACGAGTGTCACTGTTTACAAAGTCAGAAGCGTTCTGATCCATGAAAATCTGGAAACCGAGTTTCTTACCCAGACTTGCTTCACGGAGAGCAGTACCATCGTCTCCTACTTTATCTGCATCTGTAAAGGTATCATCCTTCAGAAGCAAAGTTTCAAGTGTAGGCCCGAGAATCAAATTTCTACCAGTAACATAAGCTTTATTAACGTTCATAACTTTACGTACATCCAGCAAATCATCTTTTGCTGTTGAGCTGGTTACCTCTCCGAGACCAGCCGCATTGTTAGCCAAGAACTGAGGAGTCTGACCAACAACTACCTTATCGACAGAAGAAGCCAGAGCCTCGACTGCAGGCTTCAGGTACTCTGCTATAAGATCAGCAAAACTCTTGGATTCCTCACCATCTTTGATAAGGAATGATACATGGAAGTGCTGGTTGAGCGTTACAGGTATATTGGTGCTTGTTGCATCCTGTACTGTAACATCATCACCATCTACTTTTCTTTTACCAGTGAATGCCGTTGGCTTCCTAGTATTAACCACGTCTCCAAAATTGGCTACCATAGGTGAAAAATCTTTATGCACAAGATTCGCAGCAACCATATTCTCCAAGAGAATAAGGACACTCTCATTCGCCCAAAGTTCTGGAACCCAAGCATCATTGTCGTTAGCATAAACTGGTGCAAACATCTTTTTATTCATTTACTTTCCTTTTAATTTATCCCTGTTTTTCTTGTAATTATCGAGATTCTTCAAATCTCCCATACCTGCACCTCGAGCTTTATCGGTAACGCCGAGTCCACCTTTAGCTGTCGTCTTAAACAAGTTTGAATACTTATCCATTTCCGACATTTTTTTCACTATCTCTTTTGGACTCAAATCAAGTTCTACTTCCTTGCCTTCTGAATCCAGACCTTTGAATTTTACTCTGGTCTCATATTGTCCTGTTTTGTTAATCTCTACCAACCGTGAATTTGGCTTAAGAATCGCAACTATCTGCTCAGGGTTAAAGGCTTCAGTCTCGACACTAGCTTGTATAATGCTATTATCAAGCACCATCTGTGTGTAACGCTGTTGCCATGTGTCCTTTTCCTGTAGAAGTTTTGTTTTCTCTTTATCAGCCTCTTTCTTGATTCGGTCGCGTTCTTCCGTAGCTAATTGTTCCTTAGACTTGAACTCGTTTTGCATATCAGTTATCTGGGTATTAAGTCTTTCGAGTTCCTCGCCTTTCAGATTCGACGAATCTCTTATTGCTTCAAGCTCTGCAATACGGGCGTTTGTCTTGTCTTGTATTGTTTTTCTTTCTTTAGCTACGAATGAGTTGACTTCTTCCTGAGTGAACTTTTTCTCATCTTTTGCAGCGGCCGCAGCTGCGGCTGCCGCTGCATCCTCGTAAACAGGCACAAACATCTTTTTTAACATAAAATTCCTTCCCCGCGTTAAGCGGTAATTAACTTATCCTGTCCATATGGACAGCATTTCCCTGCACCAAATAGGGCAGTAACAAATCCCAAGCCTCGGCACTGGGTATCCCAGCAGCCAAGTATGGTAACGCTAAATCTCTTGTTGATTGTCTCACACTTCCGTAGCCCTGTGAACTTATTCTTTCTTCATCACGAGCATCATCTATCGAGTAACCCTCCAAGAATTTCAATGCACACATGCAACATGCATCTTTTATACATTGTGGTATATCTATATCCCCGTCTCTTGGGAACTCTAAGTCTTGTTCACTGTCGGTTATATCTCCTGTGAAATTCAGTCTTTCAATAATACTTGTTGCCATATTAAGGGATCGAGCTTTGTCATTATCATCAGCATCGTCCCAGTCTAAGGTATTTAATCTATTGTAGAAAAAGGTATCAGCTTCCTCTACTGTGCAATAAGCCAGTAGTGTTACTGGTTCCTCGCTATCGGAATCACTCATTAGTAAGCACCAATCTTAAGACCCCGCTCAACACTTATAATTGTCCATAGCTTAGTACCCTCAAAATCCGTAACTGTTACATACACAGGGCCTAAGAATATAGCACCCATAGCTACGTTAGCATTTATGCTAACGGTTTCAAAGGCAAACTCCTGACCCGTAGCTGTAAATAGTTTCGTGAACTTAGATATTGTGCTTGGGAAAACTAGGTCTCCTATAGTTTTTGGCATATTGCTGACTGTTATCGTGAAACCGTCAGCATCTGTACCCGTATAAATTACACCTACTGTGTATGCGAACCCAAATAAATCACCTACTAACATGGTCTCAGTGCCACCACTACTTTGTGTAGTTACTGATGTTGCTAATCCCTGGATTTCGGACTCACCTGGATTTTTAGCTTTATTGTAAGCTATATCGTTCGTAGCACCGAAACACAACGTGCAAATAAATAATACTAGTATTAGTTTCTTCATTTTTCTCCTAGATAAAACAATTCAAAGAACAACGTTCTTGGTATATACCTGTAAGGGTGTATTAGAAGAAGTTGTTTACCGGCCGCCTGACGGCACTCTTGTACCGCCTCTGTACACCAATATTTATCGGTGCTATTCTTTAGGACATTGCCATTAGGTGAGAAAGTTATGGCTCCCATTAGGTCATACTCCTTTCCTTCAAGAGCTTTGGCTCTAGCATAAGCCCTATCTTCCTCGTCGTTAGTATATTCTTCCCACTGTGTGTTCCAATATTCGGGATGTGAGTAGCTGATGTCTTTAAATCTGCATCCCTTACTACCATCTTGTAATGTTGAGGAAAAGCTTATACAACCATAACGTTCTGAAAACTGAAACTCAGTATGCGTTAGCGGATCACTTTTAACTAGAACTAATCTGTCGATTAGATCCATCTCTTTACCAAATAACTCTGCTTGCCTAGCATTGTAACTTCTGATTTTGCAAATCACTTACTGCCTCCCAGTACACTCTCAATAGCATTTGACCCATTAAAAGATCCAATGACATCCTTACCCGCCAGCCCATAAGCTCTAATTAAGTTAGGGTCCCCTTTATCGGTTCTATTGCCTATGTCTAACTTGGAACCATTACTCTTAGATAAATTTAGGGACAGTCCTACTGTATTAAGATTTTCATCATTGGATTTATACTCAACTTTTTCTTTACCTGTCAAGTATATTTTACCATTAATTTGAGTATAATCTTCTTTAACATATGAAACATGAACACATCCTGTGCAGAACAGCAACAAAACTAATAGTTTCTTCATTTCTTATCATCCTTACTATCTTTTGGTTCTTGTAAGTCTTTGACTCCCCGATTGGCTATGCTACTCTGGGACGCTGCTATTCTCGCTAGACGTTCCGCATGCTCCTGCTTTGCAAGATCCACACAGCCTTCAGGGTAGCCACGAGCTTGGGAAGCTGTTACAAGATCAACAAGCCCTAGCTCTGTATCTTTTTGTATAACATCAGGGTCTGTATCGAAGATGTCTACTGTATTGATCTCTTCAATCATTGCATCGAAATCTTCTGTACTAAGCTTATCGCTTAGCAAAACCGTAGCTATACGTTTCGTTATGGCTCGTTTGAATCTTGTGCCAGGAACATCGTGCAAAAGTTCTTTAAGTTCTTTCGCCTCTTTACGCTTTTCGTCGTCACTTTTGAGTGAGTATCTTTTCGGATACACTATTGTTATTTCTGTCCCGCTACCCTCATACATTACCCAGATTCGGGCAATCATACGCTCTAGAGTTTCTAACTCTAGACCGATGTACGAGAGTCCTGCTTCCAAGCCCTGTTGATCTTGGGCTTTGCTCTCAGCACTTGCCATCTTAGGCTCTATATTCGTGAGGGCAAGATGCACTAGCTGCCGTATTTCTTCCTTCAAGGTTGCTTGCTTCTTCATGCTGGCATCTAGTGGCTCGCTCGAAGGATTTATAAATGAAGGTCGTTCTGCACCCATAGGGTAGCTACGACCATCAGATACCCCTACTGCGTCCCCCTCTTTTTTGAGCATGTTGTTATTCAATCGTAAATCCACCTGCTCAACATAAAATGGGAAATTAGCTCGCAGAGCATAGCTCATATCAGAACTTGCCAAGTTAGTCATAGCTACCTGATAATCAGCAATATCTTCCATAAGACTGTGTGTAAGTTCTGCAACTACAAACGGTATTATTGGGATATTGATCACTGAATCTTCTTCTGTTGGCACACCTTCAGAATCTACTTGTATTTCTTCTTTGTCAAAGAACTTACATTTACAAACACCATCTTCGAGGTACAGGTATCTGTATCTCTCAATAACACCACATGGCAAATCTTCGTCATAGTCATCGATGTACTCTCGAAGCAGTAGCTTAGAGAAATAATACCCATTATCATCGTAAGATATTTCCCAACTAAGAATATCTTCTGCCCTGTAAGTGTAAAGGTATGGGTGTTTCTTCCCGTTGATCTTCAAATCACTAGCTAATGCTGGACTATCAACAAATACCCCGACTTTTGCTTTCACTAACAATTCTGGTAATATTTCCCTGCCTATGAAAGCATTCATTGAGGAGCATTGCAAATCCACACCACCATACTTGCCGCTATATACATGCTTGAAAAGGTCCGAGGACCCCTCGCGGGTGACATCTGTTATACGTTGGAATATGCTGTTCTTGATTTCGTTAATCGCCTCTTTGGCAAATGCTGGGCAGTAGGAATACTTTTTCCTGTTGACGAAATCAGTGGCATCCTCTCGTGTTGAGAACATTTCCACATAATCTTCTACAAAGTCATGGCCTGCGGCATAAGCATCCGCATATTTCTCCCAGTATTCTATGTTATCATCATACTCTGGGTGTCTTATAGTTATCAAATTGGACTCCTTATATTTGCACTCGAACCACCTGATACTAGATTCAATGCTATCTCACTGTAGTTTCTAGCATGTGCATAGTGGTCATCATTTAGGTTAATATACTTCGCAGTCGGGTTTCCTAGTTTATCAAATCCTGGCTTACGGACTAAGGCTTTTATATGTTCCTTGAACTCCGTAGGGCAGTCCAATGGTAACTGGATAGTTCTATTAGTAAATCTACTCAAACTTAGGTCTAGCCATGAAGTTCTGTCTGTAGTCACGCAGTATTCTAGTTCCCGCCCGTCCGTATCTTTAGTTTTTGAAATCTGTTTACCTGCTACATTGTTACCGTAGAAGTTAAGCCAAACGTGTCCCCAATACCTTTGGGCAAACTCGTAAGCTTTCCGGCGGTCAGGCTGACTGTCGACGACTATGGATGCCGGCATATGTTTCTTAATTGGAGTGTCGAGTTCCTCGAAGCTTAACACCTTATTAATCTCCAAAACTCGGGCCTTGGCGTTCATATTTATATCCATAGTAATAACATTGGGTATCGTATATTCCACTATTACGTAGTGCAGCCAACGGCCAATATCAATACCCATTGTTACGAGTTTAGTAGAAGTCGTGCCATTTTTATAGTCACCGATACACTCTACTAAATCCTGATCACTGATTCTGGCTCCCTTTATAATGTGAGGTAAGCCTAATTTACTGTTAAAGAACTCCTGCTCATGAGCAGGACTGCTAAGACTGAAGAGATAACTTTCCGCAATCTGCCAAGGTTCTATAGTTGGGCTATACATCTGATTGATGTGATAACCGTCGAACTCCTTGTCTGGGCTTTTAGGAACCCAGATGCCATTAGCGAGCCACATGCTCTTAGTAGCGTGCTCTAGCACGCTATTACATTCTTTGCATATATAGTAAGTACCTTTAATTTTACGATCTGTTGGATCGTCCGTAGGTATTACTATACATTCAGGGAATGTGAGTTCCGTCATGCGTCCGCATGACGGACACTTGAAGAAGAATTCCTTCTGCTTGGATTTGACGAAGTATCCATTGATGCCTGTGGTATCTATAGTAGGCGTGCTGATCATCCACGTCTGCTTTTCCAACTGGCCCGACTGGCGTTCGAAGGCCAGTGGCAAGTTCTCCTGCACCATTTCGTCAAGTTCATCAAACACCAGGAAGCCCGCGGGGAACGACTTCAGGCCCCCTCTACTCCGGCTTCCCCTAATGTACAAGGATACGGAGCCTGCCCTTTTGTGGCCTACGTTCTTTACGTCACTGAACAACTTTTGTAGGTACGGAGAACACTCTAATGCACCATCAAATCTTGATGCACTGAAATCACTAGCGTCTGGGTTCTTTGCTGGCAGTATGTAGCCTGAGGAGCATTTCCTTATGTCGAGTTTGAAGAACGTCCTATTCAAACACACCTCAGTGAAAGCCATCTGTGCGGCCTTCTGGCCTATGCACATAGGTTCTTCGCTGTCAAGCATCTCTCTGGTCCAAGGATAATGTGTAAATCTCCAAGGTCCAGGATAACTACCTCCACCCATCACACGGCACTTTTCACTCCACCGTGAACACTTTTCTAGTGCCCGTCTATCTAATCCTGAAAAGACAGCCTTAAGTAGCGTTTCATTCAGCGTCATCCTTTACCTCAGCAGTAGCAATTCTATCATAGATTTCGGTGGCTATTTTCTCGACTATGTCAGCATCGCTGACATATCGATTAATGATCCCAGTAATCTCGCCAGCAAGTTGTATAATTGCGTTCTTGTCAAGATACTCACCCATACTCTTTTCAAGTTTGTGGCAGCTTGTTACTAGTTTCTCTATCTTTAGGCATAGGTCACTTATCGTGGCACTATGTGCCAGGATTTCTAGTGGGTTTTGCAGTGAATTTAATCGTTCCTCCATCAGTATTCTTAGAATACCAATTTCATCACGCAAACTTTTTATATTTGGTTGATTGACGAAATCATCCATTCTCCCTTGATATTTCGCCAAACGATACGTTCTGATTCTAGCCTTTTCTTGCGAATCTAGACTTTTATTACCACCATGAGCAGCACAGAAGTTAGTACCCTCAAGCGGTTTGTTAGGACAGTTCCCGCCGTTAGCTCTAACCGCTTGACAGCCGCCGCCCTTTTCTACTGTATCATAATTCAAGTTATACTCCCTTCAGAAGTATAATAGCCGGAAATCAATAGAATCATTAATTTTTGCCGAAAAATCGCGTTAGGCATTTTCTATAATCATGATTCATCGAATCATGATTAGTAGAGACTTTTACCCTACCCGTAGTCTCTTGATACTTGCGAATATTGATACTTTATTCCTGATACTTGCGAAACCTGTTTCTGAATCTTGATACTCGCGTTCTGAATCTTGATACTCGCGAAGCTTTTGTATCTTGATTCCTGATTCCTGATTCCTGTTACTCTGAATCTTGATACTCGCGTTCTGAATCTTGATACTCGCGAAGCTTTTGTATCTTGATTCCTGATTCCTGTTACTCTGAATCTTGATACTCGCGAAGCTTTTGTATCTTGATTCCTGATCCCCCATAAAATTTCCGGAAAATTTCTTTGTCGATCCTGCTAGCCAGTGTAAAAAATACAAGTAAGACCTTGTCTTGTATTTTTTACCCACCACTAAGCGAATATCAGCTTACAACCATATCGTTTGAGATCCTTATCTATCTTGCGGAGATAATCCCTGTTTTTATCCATAATAGTATCTTGTTCATTTATATTCATATTGGTATTGCTTCTGTCAATTTCTTCTTCTGTTAGTTGAGCAATTAGCATAGTAGTACTTATACTTGCATTACCGGTTATAGCATAACTATATTCCCTGTCAAACAAATCCTCTGCTGTCTCATAGTCAATACCTATATAGATACCGCGTAGATACCTGTTAAGTACTTTAACAGCATCCCCGTAAGTCTTAATTGTCTTTATGGTTTGTTGTCCTGTACTGCTGTTAGTTATTGTTAGTTTCATTTTCATTCCCTTCAAAAAAAGTTATTATTTAGAACTAAAAACATTATATAAAAATATAATTTGCAGTCAACATTTATTTTTAAATAATTTATTAAATCTGATTTATCGACTATAAATACTTGTCAATACTATACTTATGGCGTTTGCTTCGTTTGCCTGTTTCCCTGCATTTTAAGCATACCTAAGAGGAAACAGGAAACAAAAGACTTGTATCAAGTATCATTATAATAGCGTGAAACATATGTTTCCTTGCATTATATAGCATAGTGCTATATAGTGCCGAGAATATAGTGTTTTAATCAATTATATTGATACTTGATACAAGTCTTTTGTTTATAAGTATTTATAAACTGGACAAACAATTTTAAAATAATTTTTAAAAACATAAGAAAATATATGTTATAACTACATCATAAGTATTGAACATTATTTGATAGTTTGCTCTTTAGTTCAATAAACTTATACGTTTTTCAGACCTCTTATCCGTAGAATATACAGAGGCAACAAGTGAATAAAGATAGACTTTGGGTAGTATCTTCAAGGTACTATGGACATCGTTTGTCCGTTATCGAAACGTATATCGAGTTCTGAAAGTGGAGTTCTTCTATCCAGAAGAACCGGACTACGGAGTTCAGGACGACACAAACAGAGGCCGGAGTCAGGCTGCGTATGCCCTGCACCGAGGGTGCTGGGCAGGAAAGAAGGTGCAGTATGACAAAAGCAAGACAGCAGTTCTTAGACACAGCGTACAAAGGTTATAGACACAGCAGTAGTTGTGTAGGGAGTGCCAAAGGACGTATAGCATCAGAACGTCCTCACTTCAGTACCTTAGGTTTTCGTACAAAGGCAACAGGAACTTTACCACGTGTTTTCTCAAACATAAAAAAGATTTAGTAGATCACGCAGTCTGACTACGGCCTCTGTTTTAAGGATACAAATATGCACACCCTAAAAGTAGTCAAAGACGAGTATGGTAGGATTATTGGTATGCAGGTACTCCGTGATAGTGTACTTATCGGAACTGTTTTAGATGTTCCCGAATTAGTGTTCGGAAATATACAGTTAGCTTCCTTCGATATTACAGAAGAACAGGCTGACTTTCTAATCTGCTTCCACGAAGCCATCAGAGAATTCCTTAGCATCATACAATAGTCCAGTAGGAAGCAGGTTTCCTGCTTCTGGTTTCCTGCTTCTGGTTTCCTGCTTCTGGTTTCCTGCTTCCTATTAGATTAAACCACACATTTTTGTGGTTTGCTACCAGTATCAGGGCTTTTGTTTCCTGATATAACTGATCAACTAACAAGTCTCAAAAGATTGCTATCACCTCGCCGAGCCAAAATGCCCTTTTCTGGTTTTCTGAAAATGGCCTTTTTGCTCACTCCGGCCTCTGGATACAAGCTGCCAGAAATGAGGTGCTTATGTCTGAAGAATTAGCTTTAAACATTGTATTTTGGCTGTCAGGCTTACTACTTGGGCTTGTCATAGCTTATATTATGGTCTCAAGATTAAGAAATCATATTAAGGTTATGAGTGAGAAATGCCCAATGTTTGAAGTCCCAGTCTGTGGTTCACAGCAAAAAGCTATCACAATTCTGCGTGAAAGAATAATTAAACAACAAAAAGAAATCGACCGTCTAAATGACTATATTAACACTCTTGAATAATCAAAGGCAGCTTGTATCCAGACTCCGGCCTCTGTCCCAAAGTGTGTACTCTGCGGGTGTTATCTTAGGAGATAAAACCTATGGCAGAAAAGAAAGTAACCTACGCCGACGAGTTAAAAGCTATGTCGGATGCAGATCTGAACAAGCAAGAAGAAATGCTTGGTAAGTCTCTCCACTTGATACCATTCATCATCGTAAACTTACCCATTGATTCTATTGTTCGGCATCCTGACTGGCAGCCTCGCCTGCGTACAGACCCTACCCGTTTATTCAATAGTATCTGTTTAAACGGTCTCTCCACGCCTATGGTTATCAGTATAGATATGCAGGGTGTCAGTGATGGCGTCCCGCATCTTCTTACAGGTAATCATCGGTTCGTTTCCCTCGAAATGATACGCGACACCAGACCGTTGGTTTGGAAGCGTCATCAGTTCGACAAGGGCGTTCCTTGTAAGGTCTATCGTGGCCTTACTACGGAACAAATCCTCGATCTGCGTACAGATGAGGGGCGAAGTCAAGAGCCGCTCGCCGGTAAGGCAGAGGCTTTCAGAGCTTTGCTTCCCCACTATGAACGTGGCCGCACCGACAACGAAATACAGGGATTGTTCTGGAAAATCTTCGCTGATTGTTGCTGCTCAAGCAGCATAAGGGCTACACTGTACGAAAAATTCCGTACAATGAAAGACCCCAGAGATTTCATGGTGGCTATACACAATGCCACTTACGTCCATCAGCAGCTTTTCCGTAACCTGTTCCGTTGTCCTAAAGTCATACAGGACGCATGGGTAAATGGTGAAGCCGGTCTGCTTGACGAATCTGGTGTAGCCGCCTTAAAGCTCACCACTGGTAACATCAAAGACCTCGCAAAAGCTCACTTTGCTGACTGTAAAGACGATGAAGTCAATGGCTTCACGCGTAACATCAACAAAGACAACATGGGCGACGGTTGCAAGGCTTTGTTCACCAAGCTGATGACCGAAAAGGCTTCAGGAACACCTGAAACAAAAGACAAGCCAATGACTGCGACAGACAGGAATCTGCACATCACCAATGGTAAGTCAGCGATTGAGAAGATCATCTTCTCCGCTATTCAGGGAAATCCAACCAGTCAGGCAAGACTTGACGACACCCTCAACATTGTCGGCAGATATGAAGCCGCAATGAACATCGACCGCACGACAATCGATGAAGTGATCCTCGCTATCACACAACGTGCAACCCCTCTGGACGAAGCCACCCGTCAGGAAATACTGACGGCCATTCGTGGCACAAAAAAAGCACCGAAGCCTGTTGCTTCGGGCAAGAAACAGTAACCTCTATTCTTGATATGCACCCGCAGAGTACACACTTTTGGAAAGGAACTTATGGAAAGAATAGCGTATGCTGCCATAATACTTGCTGATGGTCAGATGTTTATTGGTAGAAATCATGCCTCATGTATATCATCTGCGGCCTTCGCCAATCCCAATGACCGTTTGCTTGTAGTAAGGCACAAAGACGGTTTTCTAACTGATAGTGGAAGATTTGTCAAAAGGGTAGCGGCTCTGAAAATAGCCAGACGGGCTAAACCCTACAAACAATTTCCCAAACATCAATTAGACTCAAGTGATTTAATCTGAAAGGAAACTATGTTCAAAGTAAGTATCGAGTGTTCAGTACCTATGAACTTTGTCGCCCATGTAGAGGCTGACAGTCCAGAGGAAGCTGAACGAATCGTTCGTGCTGGATTCGATGAGGGTATAGAAGGTGAGTTCACTGATATGGACACTTCTGAAGTTACCCTCGGAGAATCCTGCGAAACAAAAGAAGTAGCCCTTGATTTCCAAATCTTTGCAAGCGACCTTAGCTTTGAAGCGAAGATGCGATTTGCGAAGTGGTTAGGAAAAGACCTGCCACGAGTAACCCTATTGCCACTGTAAGATTGAATTGAAACTAACCCCATGCCGCAAGGTATGGGGTTTTTTTTGATTCACTGAATCCTATTTAATCAAATCAGAAATATAAAATGATTACCCGCATCAAAGTGTACTCGTACTCAATTTTTCGCCAAAACTTACGTTTCTAATCTAAGGTAAATTCCTGAAAAAGGGGCATTTGCCCAGCCTTCAACACTTCTCTTAACAGCGGGCATCCTGCGTCGAAATTCGGGCATCCTGCCATTGGTATCTATTCTACTACTTTTCTACTCCGACTACTACTACCGAAAAAAAACACTTTATATATAAATTTTTTTCTTTTTTCTTTTTCTATATTTAAAACTTTATAATAATAATAGTAGTAGTAGAAAATAGGTATATTTAAAGGAATAATGAGCTTTTCTTCTACTGTTTTATTCTTTTGCCCAAATTTTGAGA